GAAAAGGTCGCAAGACTCCTTAGAGAGGCTAGAGCTGCGCAACAACCCAACAATAACAATATTGTAGTTACGGCTCCTCGTCAAACCAGCCCTATCAACCTAAAGGTTTTTTTCGACACAATACGACCAAGCGCCCTTTACAAAAGGTTGACAAAATCTCAAGTGGAGGGACATGAAGTAATTATTCGCACAATGCAAAAGCAAAAAGTTCCTCTTAGCTGGGCTGCGTATATTCTTGCTACGGCTTATCACGAAACAGCGAAGACAATGCAACCTGTTCGTGAAGGTCTAAATGCTAGCGATGCTTGGCGAAAGAAAAACCTTCGCTATTACCCTTGGTATGGACGAGGCTATGTCCAACTAACTTGGGAACGAAATTACCGTAGGGCGGATAGAGAGCTTGGTCTTGGCGGTGCATTAATTCAAAACCCCGATCTTGCTCTTGATCTTGACATTTCTGCCGAAATACTCGTAAAGGGGATGTTGGAAGGCTGGTTCTCAGGGGATGATAAAGGCCCTCACACCCTTGCTAGACACCTTCCTAATCAAAACAAAGCAACTCGGGTACAATTCAAAAATGCTCGACGTATCGTAAACCTAATGGATAAGGCGGATCTGATTGCGGGTCACGCTCTTATTTATCAAGAAGCACTACAGAAAGCGGGATATAAGTAACATGGCTATTGGTGGAATTCTAAAACAAGTTCTCAGCCCTATCACCGACCTTGTAAGCGAGGTTATTGTTGACAAGGACAAACAAAATGAAATCAATCTTAAAATTGCAGAATTGGCTGACAAAGCGGATGAAAGGCTTCATAAGGAGCTTATGGCGCAAGCTGAAATCAACAAAGTCGAAGCTGGACATGCTTCTATATTTGTTGCCGGGTGGCGTCCGTTTATTGGGTGGACCGGAGGTGTAGGTCTCGCCTATTCTTTTGTGCTTGCTCCTTTCATCGAGTTCATTGCAAGAGCTAATGGCTACACAGGTGAAATGCCTATGCCTGACGCCTCGCAACTTATGACGCTGGTTACGGCCATGCTTGGTATTGGTGCTATGCGCTCGTTTGATAAAATGAAGCACACAGCCCCGCTTCCTAAGGGGGTAAAGTAAGATGACCCGAGATACAACAAATGAAAGACTGGCAAGATTGGAGACTCAAGTCGAGCATATTTGCCAGCAAAGCCAAAAGAACGGTAAAAGGGCTGAAGAAATTCTTTGCATACTTATGGAAAAGATCGACAGGCTAGACACTAAAATTGAGAATCGTTTTAACAAAATTGAAGAGCATGCTTATGCCGACGCTAAAGACTTGGCTATTCTTAAGAACAGGGGGATGGCCTTCTTGGCGGGCCTAGGGGCTGTTTTTACAGTTATTGCTACTGCTTTTTCTGATGTATTTGTAACAATAAAACACGCTGTTTTTGGCTAGGGGAAAACATCATGAACATCAATGATAAAATTCTAATTGTAAAAGTTCCTGATTTAGATCAAGGCGGTAGCAACAGCGCTATTACTTTTGGAGAGTTTTTAACTCTTTTGCCAAAAGGCGTGCACGCACCGCTTCCCCTTTTTAGTGGCGATTTTGTTACACAACAAATAACTGCTGCTTCTCGCATTAAAACATCGGGGGCGGCTAATCGTTTAGACTTTATTCCTTTTCTACCGGCAAGAACTATAACAATTGACCAACTTGCTATTGAAATTACAAAGGCAGCTCCAGATGCGGAAGTACGGCTCGGAGTTTATTCTAGCACAGCAAATGGATTGCCTGACCAAATACTTGCACAATCAGCCGGTGTATTAGACGCTGGAAGCACTGGAATAAAAACCTCAGACATTCCTAATTTGACGTTAAACGCAGGAAGTCTTTATTGGTTAGCAGTACACAATAGCGGCGCCCCTACTTTCCGAGGAATACGTTTTTCTGCTTTGGTTGCTTTAAGTCCTAACTCGGGCAACAGTTCAACACACACTTGTCGAAGAATGACTCAAACATTTACTTCCGGGTTGCCAACGCAACCTACAACGACACTCGCTTCTTCTAGTTTACCTTGGTTCAGATTAAGAATTGCATAAAAAAGGGGTCTCGGGATTAATTTCCCGAGACCTCTTTTTTTTATCCTAATTAAATTAGAGGATAATAGCGACGATAAGAGCTGTCGTAATTACGATTGCAGCAATGCCAACATGCCACTTCTTGAAGGTAATCGTGCCGACAGGTTCATTAATTTCAGCTACAACAACATCGTCGATCTTCGAAATCTTTTCGATCTTTTGGTCAATCTTCTGTCCGATAGTCTTCTTATTAGCCATCATGGTTCTCCTTAACATTGTTGCTGTTATTGTAGATAAGGTCGGTTACATCGCAACCACCAGCCGTGCAAGCGAGCTCTTGACTGCCAGTAGTTCCGTCCTCGGTTTCGTAGAGACGCAAATCATCCCAGTTGATTGTTACTGGCGGATGCTTTGCGATCCACTCTTCGTACTCTTCTTTGGTGACTTCTGTGTATGGGGCCTGCTTGTAAGTGCCGCCATCATAAGGCAGAAATGAAACACCGCTGAGAGTATCAAAGTTCTCATAAACCCAAGCTCCAACGTCCATCCATTCATGTTCCTTAACACTAATCGTAGCGCTGGGTTTGTGTTCGCACCAATTCTCTTGGAGCATTTTCCAAAGATTGAGTGCATCAATTGCTGTTTGCTTTTCACGAGTAAGGCTCCCTTCGGGGCTCTTAATGGGAAAATAAAAGACCGTAGTGGTTTCTGGTTTCATTACACACGGCTCATAATAAACTCCTTGATCTTTGAGAAACTGCGTAATAGGGTCCTTATTGTCCGCTCGAACAGTTCGCAGATAATACTCGCTGTGACGAGCGTGAAGACCGCTAGCAGAATTAACAAGCTGACTAACAGTGCCACTAGGCTTGACACAGGTAATAGCAGCAGAGACGTTAATTCCCAATCTCTCAGCCCACTCCTCATTTGTCTTAATAGCGACATTTTTCAACAACTCAAGTACAGGATATTGCCGAATGAGATCAATGTTGTCACAAATTCCAGTGAGGCTAACTCCAAGGAGTCGTTCTTCTTCACAATTATCCTTCCATTTCTTACGAAGGTATTTGAAATCAGTAAAAGTAGATTGAATAGTTCCTAGGATAGTTGCAAGACGAACTTTGCGGACGAGAGACTCGAACGTATCATTTTTCCTTACAACAACCTCCGAAAGATTGCAGAATTGAAAAGGTCGTAGGATAATTTCGGAACACGGATTAGTTCCAAAATCCCATTCTGAGTCTCGTCTTGCATTGCGAGCCGCGATATTTTGACAAGCGTAACGACTGAAAAATCCGGGCTCTCCAGATTTACTGTCGTAAAGCTCCTTCCACTTTTCCATAAAGAAGCCAATGTCTGGGCGGCGCCTTTCGTAGACAGCAGAATTATTGGCAAGGGCACGTTGGGGATTGTCAACCCACCAAGCACCAAACTTAGCCTTGCTCATACGACTATCGGTGCAATCAAAAAGACTAATCATTGCCGAGCGGCGAACACCTCCTACGACAACAATGTCAGCCACCTTACAAAGAATGTCATGGCATTCTACGGACGTAAGGCGCCTTCCAGATGCGCGCCTAAATAGCTCAACACAGAACCTAAAGAGGTCTTCGAGGGGTTCGGGTCCAGAAGCTCGACCTCCAAAGGTCTTGAGACGTGCTCCGGCAGGTCGAACTCGTGAAGTGTCCCATCGAGGAATCTGACCCGCAATGAGTAGTGATATGAGCTCCCGAAAGGCTTTGGCCCAGCCTTCCTTACTATCTTGAACGACAATAATTGTGTCGGTATCTTGGAAGTTTTCGCTAATTTTGGGAAGTTGGTCAATGTATTTACTCTCCACACTATAGCCCACTCCAGTTCCACACATAAGAATATACAGGGCTTCATCGAAGGAGCGGGGGCTGTCTACGGGAAGATAGGCACAGTTGTAAGCAGCTACGTTACAACGATCAAGGGCAGGGCCTGCCGTCATAAGAGCCCGCATACTGGGCATTACTTCCAAATTGTAAATAGCATTATAAAGATCGTCTCTAATCTCTGGTGTAAGAACATCAGAGCCAACTTTGTTTTGGTAATAACTAACAAGGCGCTCTACAGTCTCATCCCAATTCTCTCGGCGCTTTTCATCTTCAAGCCATCGAGCGTAGCGGCTCTTATACACAAATGCTTCATAGCTGGAAGGAAACGGGCTATTCAACATTAAGTTTACTCTCCTTTAAGAGTGTTTTGAATGGCAGCGTAAAAGGACTCCAAAAACTGATCCCAAAAATCTCCATCATGCAGAACTCTGTCCACAAGCATAACTTCCGTGTCCCCGTTGAGAGACAGAACTCGCTGCTTATCTCCCCCAAAGTAAACAATCAACTCTTCCGCATTAGGATCAATAACAAAAACAATAGTAGAGTCTTCGTTCAGATTTTCGTCTTCAGCAAAATATTCATAATCTTCTTCGGAGGCGGGTGTAAGGGTGACAACCTTTTCGTCATTTTCAGTATTCATCATCATAATAATCAATCTCCGGTGGAAAATAGGGTTTCTTGTTTTTAGGCATAATACGCTGCCGGTATTTCTTATCGGCGAGGTCCCGAGCTATCTTATTGCGGCGACGCTGCTTCTCATCCAAATATCTGCGCTTCATCTGACTAGTCTCGCATGATAGATTGTTCCTTTTTATCATCAGTATCGGGCTGTAGATAATAACAACCGTTAATGTAATCTACAATCTCTTTAGCTTCCTCCGACATCATTGCCCAATTTTCTAGCTCTTCTTGCTCTCTCAAAATTAGTTCAAGTCGTGCGAGGGCGTTCCAAGCGGTGTGGGCAGCATGAAGAAGTCCACTATCAGGGTCCAGAGTTTCTCCTTTTCCCTCTGTGACAAGGTGTCGTACCATTGCGTCAGTGTAGCGATTGATCCCATCGTCCACGTCTTGCCATCCTCGCCATGCATACTTGGTAGCACCGAAGCCGGAAACGTGGGAAATTGCCTCAATTGCTCTAGGGAAATAAGAAAAGAAGCCCCGATAGATTGGAGCCTTTCCGGCGTCATACTTGACGGCCCCCGACTCAATTTTCTCTTGTGGGTCATTAGTTTTCTCGTGGGCCACTAGGCCGGTCTCCCTTCCGATTTTCTTGCTGCAAGCGCTTGAATTGTTCTTCGGTGACAACATCAAGCTCACCATCAGGTCCAAGCCAAAAGTAATAGTTATTCTGCTTCGTCATAGTTTGTTGTTTCCTCGTCGTCATACTCATCATCCTCGTCTAATAGGAGCAATTCCTTAATTTCTTTCATTTTTCGGAAGACCTCGTCTTCAAAGGCAAGACAAATCTCTTCTGCACTAATTCCAAGAAGCTCTACAAGCTCCCAACCTTCAAAACGGTCATTTATTAGTTGGAACAACTCTTCTTTAGTCATTAGGCTTGATCTTTTGCTGCGAGGTCTTGAACCAAGAACCACACGATGTGCATTGATGCCGCTGCCATTTGTAAGCGCGAGTGTAATAGAATCCTCGCCGTTGAGTGTGCTTTGAGCCGCAAGTAGGGCAGGTTTCCGAAGTTCCTGCAAATCCCAAAGCCGGGTGATTGGGGATGTAACCTTTGAGTTTCTCATAAACTTGTTCCGTAAGATACACGTCGTGAGCGCAGTATTCCTCCATTTTCTTTTGGGCCACAGGGTCTCCTTGCATAACCTGAACCCACATATCAAAGCCGTCGTGCTTAATTTTTGTTCCTAATCCTAGTTCTTGCGCCACATAATTCAATTTCTTTGACATGAATTTGGTGTGGTTTCGAACAAACTTGAAAAGGTCAATGTGCGAAACAGGAGCGGGAGCCGGAAGCTCGTTCTTGATAAAAGCCGCCATAAGATGCGGAAGGTCAAACTTAGAACCGTTATACGTAACAATGGCATCGGCCTCATTAATTCGTTCAAGTGCCCTAGACAGCATTCCTACTTCGCCATGCTTCCACGTAGAAAAGACGACGGGCTTTTTTTCGTAATTCCATTTGGTTCCTATGCAAAGGATACCATCAGGTTCAATAAGCCTTTCATTAGGAATGCTTTCCTTCCACATTCGCCAGATAAAGGCAATGGCCGGTTTTGTCTCAATATCAAGTGTCAATATTTTGGCACTATTACTCATCAAACCATTCCTCTGGAATTGCCTCTTCGGCCCACGGGAAACCGTGCTTCTCGGCCCATTGCCAATACATCATGGAGTTTGGGGATTTTGTGAGGCGGTTGTTAGCTCTTTGAAAAATAAGCCGTATGTCCAAGTGCGGATTATTTCGTTTAACTTGCAACATTTTTCTTCTATCTCTTGCACCGAAGTATCCTTTACATTCAATAAGAAGTCCATTTGGTAGTCTGAAATCGGGAATGTAGCGGGCAGGCGCAACGTAATGGATAGCCGGACGGGCTGGTTCATATTCAAGAGTTCGTTTGTGTCTTTTAGCGTGCTCATAAACTGCCTTTTCAAATTTACTTCTGAATTTCAATCGGTTCGTCATACACCATAATCTCTAATTCTACGGGGGCATGTTCCTCTGAGGCAAAAGAAAGAATCAACGGTTCTTCTACGTGCATCATTAACAATCGAAGGGAGTTAAGATCCGTCAACTCTATGAGGGCCGCTTTAAACTCCCCCTTCTTTAGATCGCTAGCTCGACAAACCATTGCCTTCATTGGCCCTGTGTTAGTCAATTTCCAAGCCGTCATCTTTTACTTCAGGAACATCAGGGACTTTGACTACTTTTGTTAGGAACCGAGGCCCGCTGCTATAAAGAAAGGTTCGGAGGCCGGGCCAACATTGCTTCTTATAGGGGCAATAAGAACAAGCGGTTCCAAGCTTGCGATTGCCGCTTTTTCCATCGGGCTCATCGTCATAGCACCGTTCCGGTGGTTCGTCCTTGGCCACGATAGCCCGAAGATGGGCAATACGTTCAGCAACATTGAAATCTTGGATAACGCTGTTGGAAAGGGGTGTGATGCAAATATCCCCACTAACCTTGTTGAAGGCAACCCAAGCAGCATCTTTACCGGGATTAAGAACGCTAGAGTAGCTGGAAAGCTGCGCTACGTAACCGAAAGGATCGTCTTCTAGAATCGTATTCTTTTCGAATTTCTTGTAGCCATGGGGAGAGGCGGATTTGAGGTCAACGACTGTGCCATCAATGATCGCATCAATGTGCCCTTTGACACCGTCAACCTCAATCTCTTCTTGAGTTCTTTCGACAACATGGCCAGCCTCTCTCGCGAGGAAAAGGATGAGTAGTTCAATTACATCTCCATAAAGAAACTTGAAGTAAACCTTTGGAGACATCTTTTCGGCTTCGGCATTCTTAGCCTGATACCAAAACTGTCGGTCGGGTTTTCCAAGGTTTGACATTCGAAATGGGTCAGTATTTTGGCGCTCCCTTAGCTTTACGCGAAGAAGCTGCTTAAATTGCTCGCCTGCCCATTCTACGTTTTCCTCATTAACTACATGGTCAGTGTCAGGGTCAAAGAGAGCAAAAATATCAGCAGGGAGATTGTTCAAATTAGGCGACACTGTTTTGTTGCTCCGGTAAATGAAAAGTCCAATCTTCTTCGAGAGGTTCAATCTTTGTAACAAGCTTTCGTAGGAAATTGCCTTT